TTTAAAGTGTTATCAGTAAAACAGTATGATGATTATGTTCTTCACCGGAATGCCTTGGTGGAGGAGGTGGTAATTTAGGCTTGGAGCTGTTTCCAAGCCTTTTTATCATTCGCCAATTTGGCACTCAACTTCTGTTCCATCCAGTAAAGTGACAATCACTTTTTCTTCTTTAAACACCGTCATCTTTTCTACTAATTTAAAGAATAGATCCATGTCGAAGTGTTCAACTGGTTTGGCTTTTGTAATGATTTCAATAAACTGTTTGGCCTTATATTTCTCAAGATGGTTCTCGCTATTTTCCCTCTCACTCCATTTTTCCATGAAGTAGTCCCTGTTTTCTATGACGGAATTAAAGACGTTAATGAAAATTTGGTAAAGGGCTCTATCTTCTATATGCGTGTTGTTGCAGCCCTTTTTCCCCTTTTCAGGATACTTCTTATTGCATCTCCATACCTTCCTTCTAAATCGATCATCATTGGAGTTCCAAACCTTTCTGCCAAAAGCACTACTGCAATCTCCGCATATCACTTTTCCGGCAAAGGGGTTATCAGCGCTTCCGTAGTCCACTCTATAAAAACCATGTTTCTCAGCAAAGGCTTTTTTCCTTTCCATTTCTAGCTGAACCGCTTCCCACATGTCTTTCTCGATAATGGGTGGGTGATTGTTTTCAACGTAGTAGCGGGGGATTTGGCCCGTGTTCTCTACTCTCTTCTTTGTTAAATAATCGACGGTGTATGTCTTTTGTAAAAGTGCGTCGCCTTTGTATTTCTCATTGCTTAGCATCTTCCGAATACTGCCTTCGTACCATTTTGCTTTGCCGTTCCAGTTTGGAACTCCGTCTTCTTCAAGTTCCTTGGCGATTCGGTTTGGTCCTTTTCCGTCAAGATAGTCTTTAAATATTCTTCTGACAACCTTGGCTTGCGGCTTATTGATAATCAGGTTGCCATCGTCATCTTTATCGTAGCCCATAAATTTTGTATGGTTGAGGGTAACCTTTCCCTGTTCAAACCGTCGCCTGATTCCCCAGGTGGAGTTCTCGGAAATGGATCTGCTCTCGTCTTGGGCTAGACTGGAAAGGATGCTTAGCAACACTTCCCCCTTCGCATCGAGCGTATTGATATTTTCCTTTTCAAAAATGACGCCAATGCCTAAATCCTTTAGCTTCCTTACAAAATTCAAGCAGTCCAATGTGTTTCTTGCAAAGCGTGAAATGGATTTAGTAATGATCATGTCGATTTTCCCCGCCTTGCAATCCTTAATCATTTTGTTGAATTGCTCCCGCTTTTTCGTGTTCGTTCCAGATATCCCTTCATCGGCGTAAATACCGGCTAACTCATAATCAGGGTGAGTGGAAATGTAGGTTGTGTAATATTCAACTTGCGCTTCATAACTTGATAACTGTTCTAATTGGTCGGTCGATACCCGGCAATAAGCCGCCATTTTCTTTTTCTGGAGTTCGAATAGTTCGTGGTTGCTCACCAAATTTGTGCTTGCTGGAATAACGGTAAGTTTTCTTGCCATTCTTTATGACCTCCTGTACAATAATTTCTTCTTTTATGTCGAGCTTTCCGGCAATTTCATCGTCAATCCTCGTTCCTAAGCAGGCATGCTTTCCGTGTTTTATATAGGTGCTGCATTGCCACACTATCTTTCTACAGGGGAGTTTGCTGTTCCAAGTTCTGCGTCTTAATGTCGCTCCACACTTGCCGCAATGCAGTAGCCCCGTCAATGGGTAGCGATTTTGGTATTTACTCGTATCGCCAAAATTCCCTTTGGATTCGGCCCTTACTCGCAGCTCTTGTTGAACCGCATCCCACTGCTTTTCTGAAATAATCGAGGGGTGGTTATTTTCAATATAATAGCTGTCTAGCTCCCCGTTGTTTGGGACGGTAATTTTCTTCAAGTGGTCGGGGGTATAATATTTTTGTAGAAGAGCATCCCCTTTATATTTTTCGTTTTTCAACATGTTCAAAATGGTGCTTTCCTGCCATCTACCGCCTGCAACTGTAGGAATCCCGCTTGCGTTTAAATTTTTGGCAATGGTGAAAACCCCCTTTCCCTGCAAATATTCTGCAAAGATTCGCCTAACGATTTCTGCTTCAGCTTCAATTATGATTAAGTTCCCATGCCCATCCTTGTCGTAGCCCAGAAACCTCTGGGTGTTTATCATAAGCTCCCCTCGTTCAAACTTTTTTCTTATCGCCCATTTAATATTCTCACTGATGTTTTTGCTTTCTTCCTGGGCAAAAGAAGAGAGGACAGTAAGCATTAGCTCACCGTCCCCTGATAATGTGTTGATATTCTCTTTTTCAAATCGAACCTCGACACCTAGTTCCTTCAGTTCCCTAACTCTTTGCAACACAACCGTCGTATTTCGTGCAAATCTGGAAATGGACTTTGTGATGATTATATCTATAGCGCCTTCCTTGGCATGCTCTAGCATTCTTTTAAATTCCGGGCGATTGTCCGTAGTTCCACTGATCCCCCGGTCTGCAAACACCCCCACAAACTCATATTCTGGGTTTACTGAAATCAGCCTTTCATAATAGTTGATTTGATTTTCTAAAGATTCACCTTGCTTTTCATGGTCTGTGGAAACCCGTGCATAAGCACATACTCTCTTCTTTATTGGCTGCACGACTGTTGGTTCTATGATTCTGACTCGCATTAATGGCCCTCCTTTCTATCAATTTGGTACTACCATATATCACTCTAAAAGCTTGATAAATCAAGTGTTATTGCCGTTTTCCTCGATTAAAAGGTTGTTCGCGGAAACAGATACGGTGAAAAAAATAGAGGCCGGACAAATACATAATCTGCCCGACCCACCATTATATCTTCTTCGCAAAGTCCAAAGCGATCCAACCATTCTTCTTATTCGAATAGGCCTTTAGCAGACCCCATTTCGTTGCCCCTTTCCCCTCTGCTTCTTCGACAATGGTAAATACACCTTTGCCCGTATGCTTGCCAAGAGTACTGTGATTGGTGCCAGGTCCTTTTCGAATGTTTAAATCGTTAATTGTAACCTGTACAAGATATGGTTTGAATTTAGAAGCTGCTTTCTTTTCATCCGTATCTTCAGCCTTTGATTTTTTGATGCCAAAGTGTTCAGCAATACACGCAGCTTCAGCCTCGGCTAACTTCTTAAGATTTTCATCCTTCAATAACCAATTAGTAACTGCCGAATGGGTATGAAAAGAATGCTCCAAAATTAACGCAGGAGTTCCTACTGCATTGGCTCCACGCAATACACCATAATACTCACCGTTGCTGCCACGACGAGTAGCTGTACGACCTGACTGTTTTGTTCCAATAACTTCTTCCATGACTTTGGCAAGTTTCAATCCGATATGATCAGCTCGTCCATTTAACAGGACATAAGCAACCGGATAATCTACTTTGTCATTCACCCTGTTTCCTACAGCATTCGAATGTAGAGAAATAAAGAGGTTGCATCCCTTTGATGCAGCCCCTCGTTCATAAAGACCCCTGTCCTTTTCTTGACTTCTCCTTGTTGTAATGACTGTAATGCCGTACGCCTCAAGTTGTTCTTTCAAAAATAAATGAAGCTTCCATACCATATGTGATTCATAATAACTTTTGTTAGCCGGCGAACGGTTGTATTTTCCAAAATGGCCTGCATCCAAACATACTTTAATCGCCATCTTATTCCCCCTCCCTGTCTTTATCTTTTAGTTGTGCTAATAGCTCTTTTAACTTTTCCGGTACGGGCAGTCCAATTCTTGCCGTATTTTCAAGAATGCTAATTCCCTCATTTGAAATGTAAAAGAAAATGACAGCTGTGCGGATCACGCTGCCATTTTGAATCAGATGCAAATCGACCATATGCCCAATGCCTACAAGACAGAAAATAAGTACCTTCTTGAATATTCCTCGAAAACCTATTGCAGAAGACAGCTTCTTTTCAATAATGGCCAACATCATACCCGTGACATAATCAATCACCACAAAGGTAACTAGCGCATAGAGAAATCCATCCAAACCGCCCAAAAAGTAACCTAGAAAGCCACCCACAGCTGCAAACGCATATTGCCCCCACCCTATCATTTCTCTCACCTGCTTCTCCTCCCACCACTTTGTTTTATATATAAAAAAGCAGTCATCCGAAAAGGACAACCGCTTTATCATTGTGTTTCTGTAATCGTATACGTTATTTTCATCGTTTTATCTGCAGTCTTAATCACGGCCGTTGCCAAATTATTTATGGTTGCTAAATACGGAGTAATTAACCACAGGCCTTTATAAACGGTATAGGGGCCAGAACTGTTCCTTCCAAACGTAATCCCATATGGACCGTATTGAAATACAGGTGTACAACATGACGTTAGCGGATTTCCATTGATTGTTTTTACCACACTATCATCTTCTAGAATCATAAAGTCCGAACCGAAAATGATATCTGTTAATCTAAAAATATATGTTCTGCCATCATATTGGGTATTGGCATACATATTGGATGTAAAACCAAACGAAATTTCCGTTATGTCAGCGCTATTGTTAGCATTGATTTTATACATACCTGTTTTATCATACTTCATTACATACAAGTAACCGCCCCGCATAGCGCTCTCCACGTAACGATAAGGGCTTGTTGCGTAATTTGCATGAAATCCAATTTGGTTAATTCGAGTACTTGGTAGTGTCCAACTTCCTTCAGTGAAGGAATAGTCGGATTTATTTATTTTGATCCACTTGATAGTTGCGCTACCACTTGAATTGGATGGCGCCAAAAAACCATACCAGTAACCATCTTCACCATCAAAAAAATCAAAATAACCATAACTGGTAGACGCACTCGGTTTAAGGAATACGGAAGGGGTAAGAGTAGTCATTTCAAGCAATTCATCCCCATCTTCTGTCAGTGAGAAGTTCAATCCTAATTTTCTAAAAGACTTTCTGATTTTTTTTATTAATACCTGATTGGAGGTATCCATTGAGATGCTATAGAAATAGTTTTCATCAAAATTCACTTCGAATACATCAATATAGCGGCTAGCAATCTCTCCAGAAATACTCGTGTTTCCATTCTTCATACCCAGCAACTTGGAGGATGTTCTGTGTAAATCACCCCAATACCCGATGCCGCCATTTCTATGCGTCAAAGCAACTGCAGAAATAGTGCCGTTTGCCTGGCTTGTTGCGAAATCCCAAACATACTTATAGCCATTTTCGATTTTTCCTGACTCTGCAACGTTTAAACTGCCACGCATGACGTTTGCTGTTGGATTGACTTCCATATTCGCATATCCTACACATGGGTTTGTGGATGGTGCGTAAATATTATTTTCATTCTCTTCTAATGGATCTGTATAGAGGAGAATTCCTCCTAACGCATACCCACATATCGGCAAAAGACTTCCAGCCCAATTTGTGCCGCGTTCACCGTCTATGTTAAAAAACATGCCTTCAATGTTATTATCGAAGACTCTGGAGATGGCGTTAGTGATCATATTTTCATCATTGATAACGTCGACATTCCCTGTTTTTATATCCGTCAGGGTAATCTCTGTCTTGCCGATTAACTGCATTTCATCGCCTCCTTAGTTAAGGTAATGGACAGTAATATTGTTGACGTAACTTCCTTCCATCAAAATAAAGCGAAACATATACTGTCCTGTGGTTGCCATTTGTGCCCATGCATCTGTTCCGATTTCCTCAAAGGTCGTATTTGACATGCCACTTTGTTCTTCAGTTAACAGAGACCATGCACTATTTACATAGGAATACCAACTTGCACCGTTATCAAAGGAAACGGCAAAAAGGGTATTCAAGTCTGAATTAATCGTTACATTTTCAATTCCGTTGATGGTGCTATCGATCATCGAAACATTTTCTGTATATACTGTCTGATTCGGAGGAAGTGCTGTCACATCCATATTGATATTGGGTAGTTCATTTTCCGAGTCCTGCCAATATAAAATACTCGGATTGATCAATGGCATAAGCAAAGCTACCGATGGCAAGTCATCCATTCCATACGTTTCAAATAATTGTGCTGTCAGGTCGGCAACGCTCTCAATTTCAACTAATGTCTGTTCTCCATTTTCACTTCCACTGTTATAGACTTTCCCTTCCTTATCTGAAACGAGAAACTTCCTATTATAAGGTGGTTCAATGGAAATGAATCCATCTGCCACTTCATAATCACTACCTGTTTCGTCCAAATGAGTGAAGGTAACTTGCGTATCTCCACCGTTCGCAACAGAAAAAGACTTTGTTCCGCCAGCACATACCAATTGGCTTGTACCAAGATAACTGGAACTTCGTGGCGCTTGAAGGACGTTTAGAAAAATATCACCTGTTTCAAAAAGAAACACCTCATAACAGAGGCGTAAATCTGTTGAGGTGCTGTTGTAATGGGCGTATCCATCCCATTTCAATCGTAAGAATTTATAATGATGAAATAGCGTACCTTCCTCTCGCCAAAAGTTCCATATCTTTGCATCTCTTCTACAGACCCTTAACTGCTCGCTCGCCTTACAAAATCCGAACCAACTGTTACCGTTGACATAAATTTTGTCAGCAACCACCCCATCGAAATGAAACCAATCAACACCCGTGAAAGTCATCGTATCATCGTCATGCCCGACATTGTTGACTAGCTGAACTAGGTTTTCTGTAGAGGAAAGTAACTCTTCCAGACAATAATAATTAGCCATGTATACTCACCTCCAAGCCATCTACCCGATTAAACAGCTCCGTATTTGCACTCACCTTACATACCCTTCCTCGATCAATCGCCAACTCATTTTTAGTAAAAGTGTAATTCGTTTGTAATTCGAATCCCGTTTCAGCTTTCACAAAATAAGTGGAGTAGCTCATCTTATTTTTAGCAGCTACATCAATTGTCTCTGACACAGTAACTGGATTTACTAGCATAGCTTCTTTGAACGGCATGATTTTCATACCACCAATCGTTTGTACCGAATACCTCTCTACTATTTGGTCGGTTGTCGGTATTAAAAAATCGAGGTTAAGTTGACCTTCAAATGTTCGCGGTTCAATGCCACCACCGATTGCTATTGATGAAATATAATCGGTGAATTCCAAGCGGCCATCCCACACTTTATTTGCGCCCAATCCCTGACCGCTGATTGTTGCGATTGCTTGGGCTCTTCCAATTGCAGCAGTCCCATCTATTATCTTTAATCGAACTTTAAAAGTGTTATAGGTATTGGCTTGCAGTCCGCTTAACGGATAATAAAGATTTAGAATATGCTTACCTGTTCCAAATGTAGCAGCAGGATGGTAGGTGGTCACTTCCTTGTCATTGAAAATATACGTAGCCTCTACTACGGCTTTGCCATCGTCGTTCCACTTGATGGTGAAGTTCTCTTCCTGGTGAAGTTCCGTCCCTCCCTCTTCCATTGGAGGGAGCGTAATCATTCCAGTTGCCTGTCCCTCTTTCTCAATAGGATTGGCTTTTACATCTAGCAAAATAGAAGCGTTAAACTGTGCATCAGTATCATCAGTCGTTGTAAATTCAATGCTTACGATTTCAGCATTCGTAGAAGATACGGTGTAAGATGATGCGTTCACATAAGGATGTATAACAATTTTTCCCGCTTCGATTTGATTAAGGAGTCCAATGATGTTTTTGTCATTTTTACTTTTAGCTTGAGCTAGACGGGGATTCTTACCTACACATTTCAGATTGTGCTTTCCATTAATTTTGTAGGTAATGCTAGTGATGGTTGTTATTTGCCCACCATCCGCCTGTCCTCCTGAAAATGTAATGATATCCCCGAGATCTAAAGCAGGATTTCCAATCGTCGTGCAATCAAATGGAATGTAATTGATAACCGAAATATCGGCGAGTATATTCTTTAGCAACGTAGTCCTAGTTTCCGTAAGGCCAAATTGCAGGAGCGGATTCGTACCTAAATTCATCGTCAGTGCATCATCTGTATCCAAAGCAAAATATTCACTCTGCCCGGTTCTGATATTTACAGAACGAACAGAAGAATACTTTGTAACAAAGTCAGAAAAACTACTTGAAAATCTTTGGCTATTTGGGATATCAATAACAGGCTGATTTCCATACTTGCGAAACTCCAATTTCCCCTGACGATTTATTGTCGCAAAGCTACCCAATACCTGGGCCACATAGTAAATCAGATCACGCCATGTCTCAATATCGTTTTCAAAGTAAATGCCAAGAACAAAGGACCCATTCAGCATCGCATCCATCTCTTCTTGTGTGTGAGCAAGTTCCACATCACACTCCCCACAAGCCAAAGCGATTAAATCGTAAGGCGTACCATTTGATACTTTATTTGCAAAGGACTCTTCAAAACGAAGCATATAGTCGTATGCTTTGATTTCCAGACATTTTACTGTGCGGTTTGCTTCGCTAATTTCATAGACTCCCATCGGCACCGCTTCATAAACATCAGAGCCAACATCTAAATTAAAGAATAACTCTATGGTACCTCCCTCTAAACTGTATCGATCAACATCTGAAAAGAGAGTAATGCCAAGTTCAGCAGCATAAACAGAACCAATTTCAATTTCAGCGCTTCCGCTGCATTGGTTTGTAATATAGCCGCTGCCTTTTACAATATCTTCGTTGGTAAAGAAATACTCTCGACCATCTTTTGTTGTGATTTTGCCGTTCCAATAATAGTTCCGAGTGTTATCCTGTATGGCTTTGTTAAATTGTTCGCTCACTGCATACATGGACACCACCCCTTAAAATTCATTTAACACAAAAGAAACCTTCCATAGCCCTAAGCGTGACGTATCCTTCACCAAACTTACCTTGTACCCGTCGATAAACATTTCAGCTACTTTAACTTTCAACGTATTTGGGTCAAAAAATGTAACGGTTATACTTTTTAATTGCTTATATTCCGTTAGCATTTTCAGCCATTTTGAGCTAACAGAAAAAGAAACCGAGATCGAATACCTTCCTGTTCTTACAACATCCCGTTGCGTTGTACCAGCTTCGGTTTCTCCACTAGCGTCGGTCAACACATCTATCATATCTACATCATAGGTATCAGGGAGGGGCAGATTTGTTCCGTTGAAATGTAAGTATTGAATAAAAGCCATCCTATCTCCCTCCTGATCTAAGATTTTGCCTTGTCTGTGCGTTCACCACCACCTCATCAATCAATGCCCCTCCAAGGTAAACGGGTATGACGATATCTCCTACTGTTTCTGTTTGTGAGGAAGCAGCAATGGTTTCTCGAATGTTCCCCATCATGGATTTTAGACTATTTAGTGATGATGCCTGAGAAGTCTTTGCTTTCATATCGATAGCGTTTGGACTAATCACCATATCTTGTGCCACGTCTTGAACGGCGGATGCCACCAAGCCACGACTTCTATCAATTCCTTTTGCAAGTCCACTCATAAAGTCTGGCATCCAGGTTTCATAATCGGTAAGCGGTCCTTCTTCTGGTACGGAGAAATGGAGAAAAGACCATATCTTCGTTGCGACACCCTTTACGGCATCTTCCACTTTACCGATACTACTTTTGATGCCTTTCACAATTCCATCAATCATATCCGCTCCCCATGTAAAAGCGGAGGAAGCTAATCCTTTAATATAGCCAACCGCCCGATCAAAGCCACTTTTAACAGAAGTGTAAATATTGTTCATGGTCGTTTGGATACCATTCCAAATCGAACTAAACACATTTGAAACGATTGATTTAATCGTATTTACAACAGCTGTGACGGTGGTTTTTATAGCATTCCAGACAGTGGAAATAGTGTTCCTAATCCCATTTATGATGGTCGTTACTGTTGAATGAATCGCATTCCAAACCGTTGTGAATATATCTTTTATCGCATGAAGCACATTGGTAATGAGTGACTTAATCGCTTCCCAGGCAGTCGTTAGAAATGTTCTCATTGTATTCACTACTGTTGTGAGGGCTGTGGAGATGGTGTTCCAGACTGTTTCAAAAACGTTCTTTATCGCATTTAGTACAGTTTCGATAATCGTTTTATACGTATTAAAATAAGTGGTTACAACCGTTTTTATGACGTTCACTGCGGCAGTGAAAACAACTTTGATGCCTTCCCAAATTTTATTAATGAAGATTTTAATCGCATTAAGCGCCGTTTCGATAACCATTTTATACATCGTAAAATACGTCACCACAATCGTCTTGATTACTTCTACGACAGTGGTGAATACCGTTTTGATTCCATCCCATACAGTCACAAAGAAATCCTTCACTGCATTCCAAATCGTTTCACATGCTGCTTTGATTTCATCCCAATGGGTAATTAAGAGCTTTCCAATGGCGATAACCGCAACAATAGCTGCAATAATTGCGAGTATTGGCCATCCGACGCTGGCTATGATGGGTATGAGTCCGGAAAGTGCAGGGCCAATCACTGTTACTAGGTTTAGAATCGCACTGACGCCCATTGCTAGTTTCCCAACAATGATTAATACAGGACCAATAGCGGCGACTATTCCGGCAATGAGTAAAATCATTTTCTTTGATTCCTCACTGAGCCCGGAAAACCAAGTGGCAAAAACACTGATTTTATCTGCCAGCGATTGAATAATAGGCGCTAGAACACTCATGATGGTATTTCCAAGTTCAATAGCTGTATTTTTTAGCTGATTCATTGCGATGCCGATTGTATTGGAATTGGTCTGTAACTTTTCAAATGCTGCATCAGTAGAACCTGTAGAATCTCTCATTTGTGCAAGTGTACTATTAAAATCATTTGCACTATCCCCCAAGAGAATAAGTCCAGCTTTACCTGCTTCGGCACTTCCCCAAAGGTCTGTAAATGCAAGCCCCTGTTCATTCGCCGCACCACTAATAATCTCCAGTACTTCTCCTAGGCTTTTTCCCTCTCCCATGAGTTTAGTAAAGGATTTACCGGTTCTTTCTTTGAGTGTTTCGGACACCTTTGTCCCTGACTTCCCCAATTCGTTTAACATGGAGTTCATGTAGGTTGTTGATTCGGCCGTCGCCACACCATTCGCTGTCATAATGGCATATCCTGCTGCAATTTGATCCAGCGCTACGCCATTGGCTTTTGCAGTTGGAATGATTTTACCCATGGAGGCGGAGAGTTCCCCTACTGTTGTTTTTCCTAGATTCTGTGTTTGTATTAAGGTATCACTGACTTTTGTGACTTCGCTTGCTTCTAGTCCATACGCATTCATAATGGTGGTGAGAACGTCTAGGGCACTTCCCGCGTCCGCGAATCCAGCCTTTGCAAGTTTGGTAGAATTGGATACAAAGTTAACTGCATCACCAGTCTGCTGTCCTGCTGAAATCGCATCATAAACGTTTCCTGCAATTTCCGTAGCACTTATCCCTGTCTGATTGGATAGAGCAAGAATAGCCTTCTCCATTTCATGTAAAGGAACTTGAGTCGTATCAGCAATGGTAGAAACTTTTGCCATGGCATCTTCGAAGTCCATCGATAACTTCGCTGATGCACCTCCTACTGCGGTAATAGCTGCAGTAAGCGGAATCATTTTCTTCCCCGCATTCGTTGCGGCTTCACCAAAAGCACCTATTTTTTCAGAAGCTGCACTTATATTGGCCATGACAACATTCGTATTTTGCGCCTGTGATTCTAAGTCCCTTAACCGATGCTCGGTTTCTATGATTTCCCTTTGAAGAGCATCATACTGTTCGCGGGTAATGTCACCCCTAGCAAGTTGTTCATTTGCCTGACTTGCAGCGGTTTTTAATGTTTCTAACTTTGTTTTTGTCCCACCAATCGCATCTGCCAGAAGCCGTTGCTTTTGGGCGATTAACTCTGTATTTTTCGGATCTAACTTTAGTAGTCTATCAACATCTTTTAGCTGGGACTGGGTACTCTTTATTTCCGAATTCACGCCTTTAAGGGCTGTGGAAAGTTTCGTCGTATCTCCGCCAATTTCAACCGTTATCCCTTTAATGCGGCGTGCCATCCGTTCTCACCTCCCTATGTAAAAAGCACCCCGCCATTTCAGCAGAGTGCTTAGAATTTATCCATATCTTCTTGAGTAGCTAGAGTTGCATATTTGTGTTCATCGTTATTGCTTTCTGCATACATATCGTTGATAAGACCGATGGACAGCAATTCCAAGTCCCTTATGGAAAGACCAAGCTGAATACATCTTAGTAAAAACAGCGGGGTTGTCATTTCCCGATCTGTTGGGCGAACTTTTTTTTAGCATCAATTTCAGTTTGTACATTAAGCCCCCATAGCTCGATCAGTTGCGGTAGCACTTGATAAATTGAAAAGGTGTTAAATTCATCTAGCCAATCTTCTGGTGTATTGGGGATTGACGGGTCCGCATGTTTCGCCATGATATAAGCAATATTCTCAAACATCTCAAGGCTAAACAGATCCAAGCCCGATTCCTCTTCATCATTGTGATTGATACTCTTTTCCAATAACCGTAGATCACTATAAATATCACGCTGGAATTTCAAACGATAAATACGCGGAATCGCTGCCGAAGCCTTGAATACGACTTCTCGCTCATCAATTTCTATTTTTCTTGTGATGCTCATACCCACTGCCCCTCCTTATACTCCGCTCTCATCTGGTATCGTCTCCACTGTTATGGACGGCATATAGACAGACTTGTACCAATCTGCATAAACCAATTCCATCGTGCTATTCCCTGTTTTGGCTTTCACATAGCCACTTGGAAGCGGTCGAGCTTTGACGGTCAGAGTTTCTGTCTGCACTTCACGGGATTCTTCATTTGTTTTGGATTCGATCTTTGGCCGACTTGCGGAACAATTATAAAGCACATGCCGGATTTTTTTACTATCACCGTCGAATTCAAAAAGAAGGGCAAAACTTCCTGTTTCCACATTGGCATTTTCCACAAGGACTTGATTGTCATCCGCTTCTTCTTTCAAAATGTCTGTTCGGAAATGTTCAGGAATCATGGCGAGTTCTAAATCACCGTCATACCCCATGTTGTTGGAAATAATATAATACTCAACTCCGTCCGCATAAAACGATTCCGGTTCACCGTTTGGATCCAGCGAAAGCGAAACAGCACCGGGCATGGTGACTGGTGCAGCAAAAGTTACCTCTCCATCTACACCAATTGTGATGGGAGCGTAATGGACATTGCAGATATTGAATTTCACTTTGTTGCTCATGATTAAACCTCCATTTTATAAAGTACTTCATATAACTTTTCCGATTCAATCCAGACTTCACTTTTGGCATAAAAAATACTGTGCCGATTTAGCACAGTTTCGATGTTCTCTTCAAGTTCTGGATTTTTAATATCCGTATACACTTCGATATTCAATCGATTTATTTTATGATAAACCATACCATCCGCTGCAAAATGAGCGGAACGTGGATACAGGAATACTAAAAACGGGGGATCGGGTGACTCGCCTTCCGCAAAATGGTCATAAGCAAAATGAAGTCCGATTTCTTCTAGTAAAGAAACGATTTCCTTATGATTCATTTCTGAAGTGCCCTCTCGATATTTTGCACAAGCTCCCTTTCCCCAAGTGCTTCAGCTGGAGCAATATGAATCTTCCCAGCAACTCTTCCCCCACCTCTTTTTGCGTGACCATGCTCCAATAGGTGCGTAAGACGATAGTGTTTTTTAGAATGGACTACCAGTTCGATGGATGAAGAATCTTCTTTTTGTTTTGTAACCGCCCAACTTGCTTTATATCTGCCAGTGTCCACAGGGGCATTTTGCTGAACTTCCTTTTTAACCGTTGTACTTGCTGCCCTCACACACTTTTTTAATTCATCAGCAGCAAGATTAGCATATTCCTGTAAACCATCCATAACCGTTTGCGCCAATTGATCTATAGTTACTCGATCCGCCATACCCATCACCTCTTTGTTAGAACAGCTTTGAATTTCAAACTGTTTTTCTTAAAACCCATGGGATCTACGTATTGAATATCGTACATTTTATTTCGGAAAATGATACGGTATTTGGTTGGCTCTACATCGGCCAATTCACTGCACCATCGGACGGTAAAGTGGATTGTTTCTGTTTCATTGATAGTTCCCGCATTTTCTTTCTCCATACCCGTACCAGAACTAACTGTCGCATAGCAGGTAAAATAATCTTGCCAATCTACTGTATGGTTGCCGATACGATCGGTCTGTGGTGTATTCTTTTGAAAGGTAATTCTTACATTCAAAGCGGCTATATCCAATTAGAAAACCTCCCGCCTAACACCAAATAATAAGGTGCGAAGCATGGTTAGCAATTCTTTATGATCTGCTTCCTCCCGGTTTTCATATAGGAATGCTAGCGCATATAAAACAGCAATACGGGTAGTAGCGGCTTCCTCCACTAAAACCTCACTGTTTACCCTTGCGACGTCCATACAAAATTTCTCCGCAGTTTCAATTAACCCAATGATCATTCCATCCTCATCGGAAGAATCAACACGGAGATACAATTTGGCTTCTTCCAATGTGATCAGCACACTTCCACCCCCTGTATGAAATAAGCGGACGGTCACTAAACATGACTATCTGCCAAAATCATATTAAACCTTAAGCGTTAAAGTTTTCACTGCTTCAGGTAAAATCAACTTGCCATCCACACGTTGGCTGGCAAGGAAACCTACTTGTCCAGTTGCCGCATACAATTCATTCAAGCGTTTGAAGGAACGGCCTTGTCTGTCCGCAATCCAATAGTAGCTGAAGTCACCAAAGGCCATCACTTTATTTCCGGCAGTTAGATCTGGGATATAACTAGATGTATGGTAAGGACGGTTAAAAATCATATCTGGAACCCCAACTTGAACAGACGGCTGCCAGATATAATTGCCATTCCCGTCCTTCAGCTTACGAAGGGCCTTTACAGTTGTATCATTCAAAACCCATACCGCTTTCTTTCGGTAAGGAGATTTTAAAGAGTAGAAAAGATCCATCACATCGTCAAAAGCAATGTTTGCGCCCGTTGTGGTGACCCCTTCCTCGGCACCGCCAGTATCCCCAAAAATACCAGTTGGTTTTCCTGTACCATCCCCAATAAAAAAGGCTTCCTCTTCCTTCGCGCCGATTCTGCGTCCAAACTCCCCAGCAATATATGCTTGAAGATCGAATACGCTATCGTTTAGAAGTTCATCGGAAACCTTAATCATCGTACCTAATTTGTATGCTGCAATAGAAGTTTGTCCGAACTTATCATCACTTTCTAAAAATGTTCCTTCCTCATCCAGCCAAGATGCGGCTCCTTTGGAAGTAACAATCGGAATCTTTCTATCACCATTGGACGTTTGAATGACGGTAGCTAATTTACGGAAAATGTTCTCTTCCTCAAGCGCCTGTACTAACGTTCTTTCGTATTCATCGGGTACGAGATATCCACCTTCAGAATCAGTCCCGACTTTCAAAGAATTTTGCACGTCGTAAAAATTGCGATTACGAATATTATCCCAGAATGCTTTATTGTACACATCTGATGCCTTGCCTGTTCTGGATTCACTACCATGTTTTTCACCTGGTTGATTCGTTATCGGCATCGCTGTTGGACGTGAAAGTTCCGCATCAATGGTAGCTTGACGCTCCAAGCGATCAATTTCCTTTCCTAGATTTACAACATCCGCTTCCATTTTGTCATACGTAGCGGTATCTTCAGCCGATAAAAGACCATCCTTACCTCGTTTACTATCCAAAAATGATTTAGCAGTTTCCCATGCTTTTGCTCGTTTTTCTCTCAGTTCAAGAATTGTGTTCATATGATTATCCTCCTCTAAATTAATGAGCCAACAGACTCAAACGTTTTTCTAACTGCTCAATAGGTGTTTTGTTCTCTGCTTTTGGCGGGATTAGTTTGGAAAGAAGTGAATTTGCGACTGCTGCTCGTGAGAACATGACAGCACTTGCCCCATCATCTTCTCGGCCAGCCCCATCGAAGAGCATCCCATCCGCAAAGCCAAGTTCGACTGCTTTTTTGGCATTAAACCATGACTCAGCATCCATTAGTTGCGAAATTTTAGACCTCGTCATTCCCGTCTTGATTTCATACGCATTGATGATACTTTCCTTCACCTCCGAAAGCATTTCACTCGCCTTTTGCATTTCGTTAGAATCACCAATGGCAACCGTCATCGGATTGTGAATCATCATCATCGCAACGGGCGACATTAAAACTTCTGTTCCGGCCATCGCGATGACAGATGCAGCAGATGCAGCAATCCCATCAATCTTCACGGTCACATCTCCTTGGTAGTCCATCAGCATATTGTAAATTTGTGCTGCCGCAAATACATCACCTCCGGGGGAGTTAATCCAAATGGTGATATCACCACCATCATTGTTTAGCTCCGATTTAAATTGTTTGGGTGTCACCTCATCGCCAAACCATGTTTCCTCAGCAATAACCCCATCCAAATAGAGAGTCCTGCCATCGTCGTTCTTGATCCAATTCCAAAATTTCTTCAACGTTTATCCCTCCCTATACTTTTCCGTCCAAGCACCAGCATTGTTCATGTCGACAAAATTTCCATTCACCAAGTATTTGTCGCCTCCTTCTTCATTCGGGATCATGTTCATTTCTTCTAGTTCCCGAATATCATTCGCTGACATAACGCCATTTTGGCGCATGATTTGATAGAACTGAGCTCTTGACCCTGCATCTCCACGAAGACGTCCATTCAGATTAAATTTGATGAAATACTCTTTCTTATCATTTTCACTTAGCAATGCCTTCTTCATGGATTGTTCAATACGTGTCACCCAAGGCATGATTGTATTATCAATAAAGCTGATTGATTGATGTTCAATATTACTGAAAGTCGCTTTATCCAAATTGGCAACAAGATGAGGTGGAACTCGGAAGATTCTACAAATCTCCTCCGTTTGGAATTTTCTCGTCTCCAAGAACTGTGCTTGTTCTGGCGGAATACCTATGCTTTGAAATTTCATTCCTTCTTCAAGGACAGCTATCCGATGAGCATTTCCAGTTCCTTGATAAACTGCGTTCCAGCTTTCTCTGATTTTTGCGGGATCCTTCACAACACCAGGGTGCTCTAATACTCCGCCGGGGTTCGCACCGTTAGCGAAGAACCTGGCCCCATACTCTTCTGTTGCAAGTGCCATCCCGATAGCATTTTTAGCCATTGCAATTGGAGAGTAACCAACCAAGCCATCAAAACCAAGCCCCGGAATATGAAGAACTTCTCTGTTTCGAAGGATGACTGAACCTGTGTCCTTACGGTATTCGTAAAAAAGCTCCCCAGTAGAAGTTCTGTCCACCGTTACCCGATCGGGAAGAAGAGGATAAAGTGAGAGAACATTGCCTCTTCCGTCACGGATGATTTGTGCATAGGCATTTCCCCATAATAAAAGATGACTCATTAGTGTTTCTCTAAACACGAATGAAGTCATCTCAGCATTTGGCTCATCATGGAGCATCGTATATAAATTGTGTTCCACCGCTTTTTGCTTGCCGTTATCAGTGTATTTGTATAGATGAAGCGGGAGGCTTGCGATTGTCTCTGCCAGAATACGAACACAGGCGTAAACGGCAGTTGTCTGCATCGCGGTTCTTTCATTTACCGTTTTCCCACTCGTTGTGCCGCCGAAGAAGAAGCTGTAGGTACTTCCGAAAAGGTTATTTTGTGGACTGGCCCTTGATTGAAATATTTTTGATAGCAATGGCACTTTCATGTTCCTCACCTCTAAATTTGGGCATAAAAAAAGCATCTACTTTTAAGCAGATGCGTAATCGTCTATTTTTTTTCATTGAAAAAGGAGCAAAACATATAGTCTTGCTCCCCCCGCGAATGGAATATTTGGTTTCAGGCATGACCCGTGCCTTCCTGCGGTTTTTTTAAATAACATCACCAGCTGTAATTAGATACTGAAGTGCTTTTGGGAGTACGCTGTTTTTGACCAGTTGCTCATTTTCCCTAAAAAACACTGAGCTCTTTTTGCGAATATGTTCATCGACATTATCTGCAATTTTTATTGATTGTCTTTCACAAGCATCATTTATAACATTGCATTCCACAAAACGATTCCTTTTGTTTCCATGAATCAGCATAAAGTCAAACAAAACTTTACCTTGCCCTAAGCTCACTAAGCTGTTCAGCTGCGCTAAGTCACTGAGGGAGCTACGATAACTTGTTGCGATTAACAAGTAGTCATATGGGGCATTATTAAGTTGAATTACATCAAAATTATTCATAATAACCACCTTCTCCCTCAGTTATTTTATGCTACAAGATACGTATATGTGCGTTCAATCAGATCAATTACTTCTTTTACTATTTGATCCGCCTCTAGTTTATCCTCTAAAATGCGAGTAGTAAACAATATTTGTTCTGTATGGAACAATGTGTGGCGATTTTTATTCAAATAGTTATAAGTCTCAACTAATGGGACCTCGACTTTTGGATTTTTCAAACGTTGTACCACATGCCTTTTTAAGTGGAAGGCATCTGTCCTTGTATCATGCCCAAAATGATATCCATAGCTATGCCCAATTTCGATTTCTTCTATACTGAATAAGTATTTCAAATACCCTTCAAGTGCACGTAAAGCCGGAAAAGCGTAACAAGAGTAATCTTCCATTTCCACATTAATTTTTTTAAGCGAAATCGCAGGGGAAAGAATCTTGAATAACGTATCGTCAATATTTCCATATGCGTTCGGCATCAGTCTTTGAAGTTCGGTTCGTGTATCTTCAACTTTTATATCCACTTCATGAAAAGAATTATTGGCTTCAATAACATCAGTCATACTGATTTCTGGGCAGTAGGATAAAAAGGACAATGCCTCAGTATAAAGATAAGCAGGCTTTCCTTGTAAGACAACATTACCCGTTTCATAGATATTTATGTTTAAACGATCGCCTTTCGCGCTTACGAATTTACACTGTTCATATTTAGGATTTTCATGTTGAATGCAATCTTTTTCAATACCTTCTAATTCCCCTAAAAAACCCACAAGTTTATATGACCATTCCTTAGTGATCCTGAACGTATGCGATTTGGAAACACCGGTGTCTTTAAAGTCACTCAATTCAATAATCCGTTCTTTAAGTGCTAAGGATAACTCCGTATTTTTCCCAGTCAGACTCATCGTCGTTGTTCCATTAATTTTACTGTGAAAGTTTAAAGAGCAAGGCTTGTCGTTCACTGTAAAATTACACTTATTAACGTTGCCTCTTTCTTCCAAAGATATGAAATGGAAGTCATCCCACATTTGAGTCCCGGCATTTTTTATAATGTCTTCCAACTCAGTTGGATTTACAAAGATACCTACATTCCGAGTTTTATCAGGTTCATTCTTTGGTGAATTTTCGGAAGGGGATATTTTAACAAAGGCTTCCTTAGCTAATTTATCCGCCAAATCATTGAATTCGTCACCAGAGTGACTTTTTACTTTAACGAATTTTACGGACACATCATTTTTTATATCATCATAATATTTTTTATAGGCTTTGGTACCAGTTTTATTTGCTTTCCATTCACCATTACACCACTTAGCGATACCTTCATAATCATGATGAATCGCCAAGCTCTTGGCTCCTTTTTCAACAGCAAAAGCCATTGCTCTTTCCGAACCCTTAATTTCTCCAGCCACATTCCTCATGGAAACTAAATCGGGATCATTAAATTTTTCGGCAAAATGCATTTGTTCTCCTTCATAAAAAACAACCGCGCCGTAAGAAAACTCAGAACTTTCCTCGTTGAAGCTACCATCAACATAAGCAACAACTTCAGTTTCACCTTCAGTTGCACTATCTTCTTTGGGTCCTTCAGCTTCATTTGAACCCCTCAAATAATTTTCTGCTTCAACTTTGCTCGTGAAGCTTTTATATTCTGCACCTGGGTATCCATGTACATTCTGTTTACATTCATCCCATGTAGTAAATACTCCTGTTTTCTTTCCTTGTTTTACTGCATAATATTTTTTTGCCATATCATCACCGCTCCTGTAAGTACTATTTTAATAATGAAACATTACAAAGAAGTGCCTTACAGATTGGTGATCTATCAAAATCTATCATTAACCAAATAAACAACCAGTTTCTATTAGAAAAAACTAGTTGCTCAGGCACGAATGAAAATAATATTTTTTCTTGACTTTTAGCTTAAACTTCTATTATTATACGTGAATTTCTAGTAGTTTGCAATGAAAACAAAATCAAAGCTTAATCGAACTTAGAGTATCAATATTCCCCTTCCATTATAAACACTCTCCCTATTTTCATTGCGAATTGCGCGATCCAGCGCCATTATCAACGCCACCGCTCCATCAATCCGTTCTGTACTTTTCTCTTTATCCGGTTTAATATTGCCTGCAGGATCAGTTTTGACAAAGATGTTATCCATCATCCATCTTAATACTGGGTTTCCTCCATGAACGATTCTTTTCTCAAGGGTGATTTTCATTAACTCCTTTGATGCTGGAGACATATCCTTGTACCCTTGACCAAACGGAACAACGGTAAAACCCATTCCTTCTAGGTTTTGCGTCATCTGAACAGCGCCCCATCTATCAAAGGCAATTTCTTTAATATTGTACTTTGTGCCAAGTTTCTCGATAAAAGCCTCAATGAATCCATAATGAACGACATTCCCTTCTGTCGTTTTGATGTAACCTTGCTGCTCCCAAATATCGTATGGAACATGGTCCCTTCTAACTCTTTGTTTTAAGTTTTCATCTGGAATCCAGAAGTAAGGAAGAACAATGAATTTCTCTTCGTCAGTTCTTGGTGGAAAAACCAACACAAAAGCTGTGATATCGGTAGTGCTTGAGAGGTCCAATCCAGCATAGCATTCTCTCCCCCGAAGACTATCTATATAAATTTCATCATCGCATGCATCCCATCGCTCCATTTGCATCCATCGAGTAGATTGCTTCACCCATTGATTAAGACGCAGCTGCCTGAATAGGTTTTCTTCTGCAGGATTTTCTTTTGCACTGTTAAAGGCATTTCTGACTTTTTCTATATCAATGGTATGGTCGAGAGACGGGTTTGCTTTATACCAGTTCTTTTCATCCATCCAATCATCGTCATCTTCAATTCCATATATGGCAGGATAGAACGTAGGGTCAATTTTCCTTCCTTCGATAACATCTACCGCTTTTTGATGGACCTCATAACAAATCGAATTTCGGTCAGTTCCCGCAGTTGTAATTAGAAAGAACAACGGCTGCAGTCGAGCATCCCCAGAACCTTTTGTCATTACATCAAACAACTCTCGGTTTGGTTGGGCATGTAATTCGTCAAAAACGACCGAGTGAACATTTAGACCATGTTTGGTATAGGCTTCAGCCGATAATACCTGATAAAAACTATTGGTAGGTTTATAGACTAGCCGTTTCATTGACATGACAGGCTTGAATCTTTTCCTTAGGGCTGGTGACTGGTCTACCATTTCCACCGCGACATCAAAAACAATGGATGCTTGCTGCCTGTCCGAAGCACAGCCATAAACTTCCGCACCCCACTCACCATCTGCACACGTCATTAATAAAGCCACAGCGGCAGCTAGTTCACTTTTTCCATTCTTCTTTGGAATTTCAATGTAAGCAGTGTTGTATTGGCGATAGCCATTTTCCTTGACTGTACCAAATAGGTCCCGAATAATTTGGTCCTGCCAAGGCAAAAGGTCAAAAGGAACACCACGCCACTGACCTTTCGTGTGCTTGAGACAATTGATAAAGTTTACGGCATGCTGAGCCTTTTTTTCATCATACACCCTTACCACCACCTTGAAAGAGCATGAACTCCATTGGATCGTTAGCGTCACTTGGCTTGTCCGCCGAAATTCTACTTCTTGATGATGGGGTTAATCCAAACTGCTCACAGAACCGATTCATGATTTTTAAATAACTTTGAGCAATTGAAACCTGGGGCACCTGTTGCCAATATCCCGAAGGGGTTTTAACGATAGTTCCGTGTTTGGAGATAAACTCCTCCGCCTCTTTCCACCTTGCATAAGCCTGACAATAGCCCGCAAATGCCGCCATATCCACTTCCGTCAAAATGCCAAGCTGCTCTAGTTGTTTGACCATTCTCCGCCACTCTTTTTTAGCTTCAGGTTCGAGCCAAGTAGGGCATCTTGGTGCTTTCTTTTCAGGTTTAGGTTCATTTACATTCAGCTGTCGTTTGCCCGGGTTGCCTTCTAACGCCTTGATGGCTGTAGGCTTGGGCTTCCTTCCACGTTGGGTCACAGGCGCCACCCCCTTTCAAATTTGACGTAAGAAAAGAGCCTATCGTTGGACAGACTCCGCTTGAAACGTTTGTTCATTTTTGGCATGCCTATTCCTTCCATATCTCCATCTTGAATTCGCCTTCGAAAACCATCCAGCGTATTTCCCCGTCTTCAAGTTGCAGGACTAGCATGCCCGGCAATAAGCACATTTCATTTTCTTGATATCCCGCTGCTTCCATATCGTGCTTCTGCTGGAGTAGCAGTTCCATTCCCCTCAACGCATCAACATTTCCCTGTAGTATTTGAACCATTTCCCTAGTCATTCAAATAACCTCCCTGTGGTTTGGTATGTCTATACATCACTCTAAACACAGGGATTAGCAAGTTAATTCTTGCCTTTAATACCTTTATAATTGTAATTACCTTTCTTCATTTCCTTTTGGTCAGCTTTAACTGCTTCACTGTAGTCGGTCCGCTTGGACTCTTTTTCTTTGCAAATCATGCAAATGCAATCTGTATTGTACATGGACATAATTCGACCGTCTTTTAAGCTACCGCCACAGCGATCGCAATTTATCTGGGTGAAAAACTTATCCATTTGCCTCACTCACCTTTCGATAGGCTGCACTGCCAGAAAGATTTTTCAAAAGTACCTTTCGAGTTGTTTTATACTCGGGGCCATTCATTCCAAGTCGAATGAGCCAAGTCCTGAAGGAGTATTTTGGGTTTTCATCCTGTGCCCGTTTGAAAGATGCCCGCTTTTGCTTTTTGGCATTTCGGTCGATAATTCCAACGAGGTCTTGAAATGCAGCAACTTTCTCCGAGTCAAGACCTTGGACCGCTAGCTTGATTGTGAAGGCTTCATTTTCAAAATCAAATGCTAAGCTCGGAATCTTCCCAAGTCCAATTTCATCCAATGCCTTTTTGAAATCCCCAAGGGTATTTATTTTCTTGTCACTCAAATCTTCCGGGAAAGTATCGTTCATCAGCGGCTCGGTTGATTCGAATGCCATCATGATGAGGTGTTGCTTACTATAAAGCATGTTTACTAGATTTCTTAATGTGTTTCCAGTATGACCCGCTAGCGGAAGTGTTATCTCTAGGCCATCTAATTCAGGAAGCATTGCGACTTCGCTATTTTTGTTTGGTTCTGTTAGGTTTACAAACTCGTCGTAGATTATTACGTTCCCTCGTGAATTTGTAATTGTTCCCTGCCTATCAATTGTGTAGGTTTCCTCTTCTGTCACAATCGCGTAAGCAAAAGTGGGTGCGCCAAGATACTTTGGTTTCACTCCCAAGAATTCGCCAAGTCTTTTAACCATTTCTTTTCGATTCATTTACATTACCTCCTGTGTTTTGGTGTAGTACATATATCACTCTAAACACGGGTAATAGCAAGTGAATCATGGACAACATCACAGTTATATTGATAAATGAAAATAGAGCCCTAAAGGCGAGATAACTCACACTAGCAATTCTTCGTCCAATTCAACTTCAGGCTTTAGAACATCGGAAAATGCAATCGTTTCTCCATCACGGCATAACAACACGTTTTCATTACTCCCAACTTGCTCAATATATCTTTTCACAATCACATCTGCATATTTTTCATCGAGCTCAATTGTGTGACAAATTCGGTTCGTTTGTTCGCAAGCGATAAGGGTGGAACCACTTCCTCCAAAAGGATCCAATACAATACAATTACTCATGCTGCTATTCTGAATAGGGTAAGCACATAGGCTGACCGGTTTCATTGTTGGATGGAGCCCATTCTTTGAAGGTCTATCAAAATTCCAAATGGTACTTTGCTTCCGATCAGAATACCAGTTATGCTTTCCACCTTTTAACCAACCAAATAGAATCGGCTCGTGCTTCCACTGGTAAGGGCTTCTTCCTAGAACTAGGCTTTGCTTAGCCCAGATACAGACACCAGATAAATAAAAGCCAGCATCTTTGAATGCTTTTCTGAAGTTGTAGCCTTCTGTGTCAGCATGGAAAACATAGATGGATGCATCCCTCTCAACATAAGCGGCCATGTTGGAGAAAGCTTGAAATAAGAAATTATAAAACTCCTGATCTTTCATGTTATCGTTTTTGATGCTGCCGGCTTGTGAAGAATAATTCACATTATAGGGCGGGTCCGTAACGATAAGATTCGCCTTCTGCCCATTCATCAGAACTTGATAAACTTCTGGAGCAGTACTATCTCCACATATTAATCGGTGTCTTCCAAGTAGCCACATATCCCCTTTTTGGGTAATAGAAGGCTCGCCCAATTCCTTATCTACATCAAAGTCATCTTCTTTGACATCTTTATCATGCACTTCGTTAAATAGCTCATCGATTTCCGGCGGATCAAAACCGGTAAATCCAACGTCATAATCCACCGACTGTAAGTCATGAATCAGGTCTGCTAACAGCTCCTTGTTCCAATCACCGCTAATTTTATTCAAGGCAATATTTAAGGCTTTTTCTTTTGTTTTATCAACATCAATAATCACACAATCGATTTCTTCATAGCCTAATGCCTTTAAAACAGTAATACGTTGGTGACCACCAATCACTGTAAAATCTCGATTGACGATAACAGGATCTACATAGCCAAATTCAATGATACTATTTTTTATTTTCTCAAATTCACTATCACCTGGCTTCAGTTTTTTCCTTGGATTGTAACTAGCAGGAACTAAAACATCAATGGCTAGTTTTTTAAATTCCATCCTCATCACTCCAAAATCTAGATTTGATATAACAATCATGACTGCAGAACTTTCGCTTTTTGTTTCCGTAGCAACTAAAATCATTTTCACAATGCGGACAAGTGTAGTGGTAAATGGCCGCGTCATTTTTATTGCGGGCTTGTGGATTTTCTTTCCACCATTTCCGACGGCATTCATCTGTACAAAACTTTCGAGATCTTCCACGACATTTTTGGTTAATCGGGCTACCACAGCAAGTGCAGAGTAGATGATTGTTCATTTGCTCTTTCACATTTAATGCAACAACACTGGAATCACCAGCAAGTCCATTCCGTTTACAAAATCCCCGGATGCTATCCCTAGATTTTCCGAGAACTGCGGCAATGGCTTTATATCCAACGCCTTTAAGCCTGAGGTCGTAAATGGTCTGTTTTTCTATTTCGTTCATCTCTCACACCCCTTTCTGCGTTAACTGTATTAAAATCGGGAATAAAATAACGCCTTAATCAGCCGATTTCCAGGCGATTAATGGTGTTTAATGTACATTTGTTAATTCTTAATAAAAGTGGCACAAACCTTACGCTGACAATGAATAAGCTGATTTATATTCATATCCCTATTTAACCTCGCCGCAAATTTGAAAACGGTAAAAACCCTTGCGCCTGTTGGCATTCCCCACTTTTACAGCCTGTCTGGTGATACCCCCCTTGTTTAATTCCGCGAAAATTCACGTGATGGGGGGCGTCGGTCTGTGGAGAAAGGGCTCTAGGGATTCAATCCCCCCTAGGGGGTCGGTATCAAAAGGTGTAAACAGGATACCGATCTTCTGTTTTCGTCTTCCGGTCATGGCATCTTTTACACAAAGGTTGCCAATTGCTTTGATCCCAAAATATACTCTGGTCACCTCGATGCGGTTGGATGTGGTCTACCACTGTAGCTTGAGTGAGCGTTCCTTTCTGCTGACAATGTTCGCAAAGAGGATGGGTGTTCAAGAATCTTTTTCTTGCCTTCCTCCAACGGTTATCATAACCACGCTCACTTGCATTTGGTCGGTCATTTACATGAAGCTTTGCATGAAACTCGCAGTACTTATCATCAGTCAACAAAGGGCAGCCGTTATGTTTGCAAGGCTTCTTTGGTTTCTGTGGCATTGTTCTCAACTCCATTGCTCTATTAAAAAAGCCCCGAAGGAATGACCTTCAGGGAATGTGTCTATGCTATTTCTACACCTTATACGATAGCACAGGGTGAGGGTGGCTTAACATGGCTTTTCATGGCGTGTTTTATCAAAATTGTTGAGATTGAGGGTACAACGGTTTCCGGATGTTTATTTAATTTAGCAGAAAGGTTAATATTGATGTGTGATACAATGTCTTTAACGATAAAATTCGTAAGGCTGGTATTCCGCAAACGGGCCAGATTGTGGAATTAAGGCAAAGTTGATTGCACCAAAACGCTCAAAAATATATTATAGGTTAGCGAAAGTGAGGTTCGAATAAATGAGCCTAGCAAGTTATATTGGTTGTAATGTAGAAATCCCCCTCAGTGGTGATGAATATGATGATTTAATGTATATTGGAGATTGTTTTTCAGACGACTACAACAAATGGGAAGTAAAAAAACATCAATTTACTACGCCTTTTGTTTATGAGGTGTCAAGTCACTGGGGGATTGAGATTTCCGAATATATGAATCAAGAAACATGCGCAGAATCAAAAAGGAAACTAATTGCATTATGTGTGATCATGGATAATTATCTTGAAAAAGGTGATTATTTTGAGCTATACAGTTGTTGGATTGGTGAGGAGAAGGACAAACGAGTCGGTGAAATAACCCTGAGAATCGATAGCTTTAATATTGATTTGATAGAGATGCCTGAAAAAACATTGGTACGAATTGAGAAATAACGCCTTGTTAAATTATCGGGCGCGATTGCGGCATAAGAAAAGGCACCATATTAACAGTATGGATGCCTTTTTTGTACCTTGAAATTCTTTATCAGAGGTTCATCTGCACCCCGCCGATACTTTTGCTAATTGCTCATCAGCCTCTTTGAGCGCCTTTCGATGCAACCGATACACCCACCGCACATCATACCCCATAATAGCAGCTACTTCCTCCCAATTGCTACCGCCTAAATAACGAAACTCAAGAAGTAATCGGTGAGAGGAATTTTCTATTTTATCCACAAAAGCTTTTAACTCCCGCTTCAAATCAATTAACCGATCAATGTCATCATTGATTTCCTCTTCAAGGCTCATCAAGTTTATAAGAGCGTTCTCCATCGGCGACTGTTGTTTCGTACTTTGAACTTTATCGTCCTGAAGGACGGAGGTTGTTTTTAAGGCGAGATTCCGTAACATCGAAACCTGTTCCAGTTTACTATTTATTCTTTGATCAAGCTGAAAAGCCTGGGATAAGTATTCTTTTGCATTCACCGGCAATTCCTCCCGTCTTTACAATCCATGCAGCAATCCCTTTTTATATCGGTTCATTCTTGCCTTGACCGCTTCAATCAGCGCAGCTTGACTTAAATCTTTATCTTCCAACGCTTTCATCACTCGTTCATCAATCGTATCTTTCGCAATGATGTGATGGATAACGACTGTTTGTATTTGGCCTTGCCGCCATAACCTTGCATTCGCTTGTTGGTAGAGTTCAAGACTCCAAGTGAGACCAAACCAAATGATGATGTTACCGCCTGCTTGAAGGTTCAGCCCGTGCCCTGCTGATGCTGGGTGAGCTAGCAACACTTGAACCTTTCCTTCATTCCAGTCCTTGATATCTTTATCTGCTTGCAGGAGTCGAGGCTTTATTTTCTTTAAATGACGTAATAACCTGTCCTTGTCATGTTGGTAGCCATAAAACACAAGCACTGGCTTTCCGCTTGCGGATTCAATCAATTCATCCAATGCTTTTAGCTTTTCATCGTGAATCTTTTTCACTTCACCGTCTTCATCGTAAACAGCACCATTTGCCATCTGTAATAACTTATTAGCAAGGACAGCCGCCGAACCAGCTACAATATCCGTTTCTTCCAGTGATAAAATCAATTCTCTTTCTAACTGGTCGTACTGCGCTTTCTCTTTCATTGGCAGCTCCACTGAAATCACATTGTCGATTCGTTCGGGCAACTCGAGATAATCTTTGGCTTTCATACTTACGCAAATATCGGAAAGTTTTTCATATATGGCATCCTGAGCATCTTCTTTTAGCCTCCAAGTGTAGACCATCATTTGGTTTCGCTTATCCGGAAGAAAGTACTTTTCCCGATATCCAGTGATCGTCTTCCCTAATCGTTCTCCGCCATCTAGTAAATACATCTGCGGCCATAAATCCATCAGACCATTCGGTGCAGGGGTCCCAGTTAATCCAACTATTCGTTTAATAAACGGTCTCACCTTTTTTAATGATTTAAACCGCTGGGCCTTGGAAGATTTAAAGCTGGATAATTCATCAATGACCACCATATCGAACGGCCAGTTTGAATGTAGTCGCTCAACTAGCCAAGTGACATTCTCGCGGTTGATAATGTAAATATCCGCTTTTTTGTACAAAGCCGCCACACGTTGCTTTTCATTACCAAGCACCTTTGAAATTCGAAGTTCCTGGAGATGATCCCACTTTTCAATCTCATCTTCCCATGTAGTACTCGCTACTCGAAGCGGAGCAATCACAAGAACTTTCGCAACTTCAAAGTAGTCATACATCAATTCTAAAATCGCCGTTAATGTAGAGACTGATTTGCCCATCCCCATTTCAAGAAACAGGGCAGATTTCTTTTTATCAATAATCCATTGGGTAGCATAGTCCTGATAATGATACGGTTGGTAATTCATCGAATCATCTCCTCAACCATTCGATCGACCGCTTCATAGCTATCAACCTTATAAACTCGAAATCCTAAAGCTTCCAGCTGCTGCTTCCTTTTTCGTTGCAAGGCTCGCAGCTTTTTGTAAGGTGCTTTTAATTCCACAAAGGCAATTCTCGAACCATTAAAAAGTACCAACCGATCCGGCACTCCTGCAAAACCGGGAGAAACAAGCTTCAAAGCCAACCCGCCTTGTTCACTTACCATCTTTTTCAGCCTTTTTTCCACACTTGCTTCATTCATCTATCAGTCACCCCAAATTAATGTTTACAACCAAAACCCAGCAACCCCATGGCTTCAAAGGCTATTTGTAAACATGTAAACATAAAAATGGTTAAGCTATACATATAAGCGTATTAGGGCGTATAGGGTATATACTGTATTCTCTATACTCTCTATATCTTCTTATATAGATATATATGTTTATCATGTTTACAAGGTATATGGAGTCAATAGGGATAAGGGGTTTGGTGTAAACAATCGAATGTTTATTGTAGTTTACATGTTTACAAGTCCGCCCTTTTAAATCCCCTTTGTGTTCCATAACCATTATCAAATCGAATAGAACTGACCCTTTTCCAACCAGGCGTGTGCTGGACGATCATATTGATTTCTTTGGCATCGTACCTGGTCATCACCGATACATCTTTTTGAAACAGCTCTTCCCACACCATCTGGGCACACACTTTGTTTAATTTCATTGTTGGATTTGAGTTGTTATCCGATTGGTCCATATGCAAATATGTCCGCCTCGTGCCGATATCAAGTTCATACCAATTAGCCGGAACCTCGGTCTCTAAATACGTCCTGATGCTTTCTGCAATTGGATTCTCTTGCGTATGAGCGGCTTGAAGTTCAGAAGCCTTTTCTTCAATTTCCTTGCTTAAAGCTAAGGTCTCTCCCTTTTCAAACAGTACCTTTGCCTCCGCCCAAATCTGATCGACTTCATCCTCAGTTAATTCATCCCACATATTTTTAATACCGCCACCAGTGATTGTGATGGGAAGAAAGCGTCGATTTCCTGTTGGGTCGTTCAAAAAGTCATAATCATTGGTCGTTCCGAAAAAAACGCATTGTCGCTTGAATGTTTCATTATGCCTGCCATAAGCAACGCGGAACGTATCCTCGGATTTAGAAATAAAATGCTTAACTGCCTCCACATCAACTTTCTTCGTTGCCGTTAGTTCTGCCATTTCCAAAATCCAAGCTCCTTGAAGTTGTTCATAGGCTTCCTTGCCCTTCACGGTTATTAAGGAATCCGAATGCCATTCTTTGCCTAACAGCTTAATAATGTAACTTTTCCCGACACCTTGAGGTCCAACGAGGACAACGCAGTAATCAAATTTTGCACCAGGAAGATAAATCCTTGTCACCGCAGCCACTAAGATTTTTCGGGTAAAAGTCCGAACGCACTCATTGTCATCTGCTCCAAGATAATCAATCATGATGGTTTCAATCCGCTCCTGCCCGTCCCATTCAAGCCCGTTTAAATAATCTTTAATCGGATGAAAGGCATATTTGACTGCGACTTCACTCCATGCATCCGCAATAACCCCCGCTCCTTTGATGCCGTAAATAGAGTATAGGTAATTCCGCAGACTCGCATCATCCATGTCTGACCAGTATTCGCCACGTTCTAAACTGCGCCAAGGCAAGTCACCTTTAATCACAACCCGGTGGACAAAGTCATTCATGGCAATACGGTCCTTAAGGGCGGGGTCATTCTCCAAAATAAGAATGACATTCGGAGCGCTTGAAACAATGTTTCCCTTCTGATCTCTTGTCAGTTCTGCCAGCCATTCCATCTTTTCTTCATCAAAATCTTCCGCAGCCAGATTCAGCTGCTCTTTACCTAATATAAGCTTCACCTGTTTATCCTTTAAGGCTTCTTCCACCATTGCTTTATAAGAAGGGAGGCGGTTGATGGGGGTTCCTTCTTTTACTTCCTCGTCCAACTCTCCAAACAGGTGGAGACGAACAAGATCAAAAGCGTTACACAGTTTTCCGCTAATCGGATCTGTCCCATGATGCGAATAGGCAAAAGCATCATCTCCGTATATGACCAATCCGCCGGAAGAAGAGCCTTCCTTATATGTGTAACGGGATGGATCCGCACACGGTTCGTAATAAGGAGAGAGAAATGTATTCAACACATCTGTTACTGTATACGCCCGGCAAAAGGCACCGACAAGTCCACTTTTCTCCCGAGGATTACCTTGCTTGTCCGCTATTTTTTTGCGTTCGCTTGTGACGCGAGAAGACTCAGGCCAGTAGGATGTGTCCCGCCAATCTTCATATCTGCCAAGTAGCATATCCGGGTCAAGCCATGGCTCGTCTAGTAGCTTAAACACATACTCCCCATTTTTTGAAACAGACGGCCAATACATAAGGCGATGCGGTTGGTAGGTCGTATCATCAAAAAAGTCAATTCCAAGGTCGCCCGCTATCGTCCGTGCAACTGCTTGATATTCATCCGGTGTTACAGGCCGGGTTAGCGGAATGACAAGTCGTAAACGAGGCGACTTTGGTGTATGGGAATGCGTTGAATAACACGCACACCCATATCCGAAGATTGTCTCGACACTCGCCCACAAGTCCCCTTTCACATAATCGGCATCGAGTGTCACAAGCTGACGTGATTGCACTGCATCCGCCTTTCTTCTGCCACCCTTTAATGCACCACCGATAAAGCCACCGACGTCTTTCAGTTGGTCCCTTTCCCTTTTCGGCATTTGCTTATATTCGGCTACTGTTTCATGGGTGTGGGTCGGTGTTCTCAATCGTTCCACTAGTTCCGACCAACGAAGCTGACGATTTTTCCACTGTGTTTCTTTTCGGCTCCGTCCAGTGGCAATTGCAAGCAGTCCGTCGTTCTGAAAGGAAGCCGCTTTTTCACTTTGCGTTTGCATGGGCACTCCCCCGCTTCTGTAAAATGCGCCGTAAACCGATATGCGCACCATGCACATCCCCTGCAAGAGCCTGTCCTTTCAGCGTTCGGAAGGTTTGAAGAGGGAGTACCGTTTTGTACTGCTTAAGCTGTTGTAAAAATTGAAAGGTTGTTGAATTCATGCCGTATTCCCTCCTCTTTATGCAATCTCCCCAGCCCGCTCTATCATTGGTAACAATCCTCGTTCATTTTTGAGAAAATCATAAAGGAACAGGCGGCCTTTTTGTGTCCAGTAGGTGTTCATGACGCTATGCCCGTTATCCAAAAGATGTGTACGTGATTGTGTGTATCCTTGGTCCGCATACTGTTGATATAGAAGCCAGGTATTCCCCATCTTGTATTGAACTTCAAGTTCTTTGAGCAAGGCATTCATTGCACGACCGGACATACCGTAATCTTTCGCAATTTTTGTAATCGGCACAGTCGCATTGTTTTGTAAAATGGCGTCATAATACGATGCTTTCGGCTGCAACTCACCAATAATTTGTTTCTGTTGGGCATTGGCAAGTTGTAACTGCCTTGCTTGCTCTTTGGCTTCCTTATATTCCGTAAAAAGCTTAATTCCGAGATCTGGATTTTTAAGAATGTCGTCAAGCAATGATTCGGAAGCATACATACCATGCTTTCTGATATCCGGTAGTACTTCATCGAACACCCATCGTTCGAAACGTTCTGCAGTGGCAAGTTTTGATTTCACAATCAGGCGATATAAATTTCCTTCATTAATGAACTTTTTATCTACTTGCTGCACAGCATCAACTCCATCCGCCTTCTTCCCTGTCACTACCCCTACTGAACGAATCGTTACCCCGGGGGCTTTGCAGTGATCTTTGATGGCTTTATGCGCATTTTTATAACCTAATATTTGCGCCACTTCCGTAGCAGGGAAATACTCCTTCCCATCCACCACCATAATTTGCAACTGTCCAAACTCTGAAGAATTAAACACCTGTAATTTATTCATAATCAGTTTCCTCCTGTTCGATTTAATCTTTCATGTAATAAAAAGTTTCGAAGCTATCTGCACCTAACGGAAGCCCAGGTGCCCATTCGATTGGTTGTCCCATTAAACTTTCCACCTCTACCATGGAACCAGTTCCGATTGGTACATCAAGAACGACCTCATCATGGACGTGAAAATTTATTCGATATCCCGCTTCATCTAATCGAAGCAAGGAAACCGCTAGACAATCTCTTGCGATGGCCTGGATAATATTCTCGGTCAATTTACCACCATAAGTTGGAATTCTACCCCACTGTTTAGAGCCTTGTTCCGTCCCTTCGTACGTAAGCTGCTCTTTTCCGAAACGCTCGTCCATTCCGATTCTAGGTCTCACGTAGGCGAGTGAACGACCGGATGGCAGCGTTATAAACAAAATTCCTTTTGTGTAGTGTAAGGTGAGACCATATTGCATTTTCACAACGACTTTCTCTTTCACCGCCTTAATAGCAGCGTTCTCTACAGCCCACCATAATTTCACGATATTTGGATTGGCATCCCGCCAGGCAGAAACTAATTCTGGAAGTTCAGCTTCTGTTAGACCCATCTCTAATGCACCCATTTGTGTAAGTGCACCTTTCGAGCCACCGTAGCCAAGTGCTAACTCCGCAATCTTTCCTTTTTGTCTGAGCGGACTACCTTTATCAATGGATTCAATTGGAACTTTAAACATATGAGCAGCAGAAGCTTCGTAAATTTTCCCATGCGATTGAAACACATCCATCCGCCAACGTTCCCCTGCAAGCCATGCAATGATCCTCGCTTCAATCGCTGAAAAGTCCGCAACGATAAATCGGCTCCCTTTTGATGGAATGAAAGCAGTTCGTATGAGTTGTGATAGTACGTCGGGGACGCTATCGAAAAGAAGGGCTAAGGCTTCATGATTTCCTGACTTCAAAAGATCCCTTGCAATCTGTAAATCTTTCATACTGTTTCTTGGCAGGTTATGAATTTGAACGAGTCTACCTGCCCAACGGCCTGTTCGATTCGCACCATAAAATTGCAGCAACCCTTTAATTCTTTGGTCGGAACAGATTGAGCGTTCCATGGCTTCATACTTTTTCACTGATGTTTTGGACATTCCCTGTCTTAGTGCCAACAGCCGCTTCGCTTCTGAGTCTTCCACTTTCTCCATCAGTAACTCGACATTTTTCTTTGCAAGGCTGTCCACCTCTATCCCTTTTTTCAACAACCATCCTTTTAACTGAGCTGGGCTATTCGGATTGTCGAGCCCCGTTAATTGGACAGCTTCATTAAAGAGAGTGTCTTGAAATGATTTATCTGCTAGAATAGCGTTAATAACTAAGTCTTTATCAATGAGGACACCGCCATCATTTATCCGTTGATCCAACTCCCAAAGCCGCTGCTCTACTTTGGGAATTGGGAATGAGTCTAACTTCTTTCGAATTTGCCTTTCGACCTCAACATCCTGTTTGCAGTAGTCTTTAAAGACGTCCCACTTTTCTGGGTCATGTTCAGGAAGATTACGAGCTCTTCCCTCGTTCACTTTGGTGGGTTTACAGGGAACAGAAAAGTAACGAATCAGGGATTTCCCTTCCTTTATTTTCTGTTCTTGCAACCGGAGGCATTTGGCTACACCATCTAGGTGACCAGGTAAACCAAGCATTAAAGCGTGAACAGAAGAACAGCGCCACTGTTCCGGCGGCATCGTTGTATGAAAATGCTTTGCTAAACATGTCCGTTCAAAGTTGGCATTGTACGCTGTTTTTGTGACATTTGGGTCAGTCATGGCCTTGACGATGTAATCCGGTATTTTTTCACCAGAAGCCAAATCAACAATTTGCACATCCTCCTCTTCAACCGCATAGGCAAAGAGGAGAATTTCAAAATCAGATGATTCGCTGTACGCATATACCCCACATTTTGTGAGATCCGCGCTACTGAAAGTTTCGATATCGATGGCTAATAGCTTCATAGCTGTCAACCTAGAATATCTTCATCATCATCGCTGTCATCAGCAAAATCAGATTCGGCACTACTACGACCTCCAAGTGGATCTCCATCATCTGTTTTCATAATGTTTTGGAGTCCTGCAGCGATTCCTTTATTTCCATTTACGTTGTAAGCGTAGAAAGTCAAACTGACTCGTCCATAACATCCTGAATAGAACTCGCTTTGATCCATGATTGGATTTAAGTCCGCATCCACAATGCCTGGTTTGATTTTGCTGTTTGCATTGATAAAGAAAGAGTCTGCATAAGCCTCATCGTCTTCACGATCTGCGTCACCATCACGCAAAGGTGTTTTCAGGTTGGATGGGATTTTCCCTCCAAACTTATCTTTATTTTCCTGGGTGGCTTTTTGAATAGCGTCTTTGATTTTTTTTACCGATTGCTTGTCCGACTTTGGGATAATGATGCTGACGGAATACTTTGGATCACTGCCATTGACACTTACCGCCTGATGAACATTTGCATAACTGAACCGTACTGGGTTTTCCTTTGTTCCGATTGTAATTTTAATCATTATTTATTTCCTCCTCATTATTGAAAATCTACTTCTGGTGAAGCTTTTATTTCTGGACGCTTGTCCTCATTTGAAACGAGTTTTACCTTGCCATGCGCTTTCGTAATGAAAGAGCCCAGCAACTCTTGAAACGCTCTCTTACCTAATTGTTTTTCCAGGGTTGTAATCGTGTTGAGTGATTTCTTATAAATTACATCGCCGTCAAATCCAGCAGCAGTTAGCGCTTCAACAACTGCATTTTCATCACTGTATTTACGTCTTCCCCTGCCTTCAACCAGTTTCATGCCGGGCCATTGCTTGTTTTCATTTATCGCCTTTGAAAGGGCAAATTCCTGGATATCTTTTGCATAGCTGATTAATTCGTCGATGGAGCCAAGTACTTCTACCACTTCTTCATCAGTTAGTAATGGAGGTGATTGAAAATCGAGACAGGCGAGTTTCAAATTTTCTTCTGCTCTCGCCCTGCAAGTCGCTTTTACCTTACAGAAGCGGCAGTGCTCGCCAGCAATAAAGTCACCTTCACCTTTAAACGCTATATCCGCTTTAGGCTTAACCATTGACTCGGCCCAATCAAGTAACTCATCCACTGACATTTCATAAGATGAAATACTGTCAAGTCTCGGTTGGCTAATGATCATCACGACTGTTTCAAGATCGTAAAGGAACCCGAATTGATTAATGGCTCCCAGCGCATATAGCTTCATTTGGGGATTTTCAATCGCACTAACTGCAATCCCTTTCCCGTATTTCAAATCAATGATTTCCAACGTATTATCCGTGATAATCGTCGTGTCAGAAGTACCAAACCCATCGGGCACCCATGGGCTAAAATCAAGCCGTTGCTCCAACATCATTACGGCATCCTTCTTTTCCGCTCGCGCCTCATTAAACCGCTCCATGCAGAAATCTTTGTGCACTTCGGTGGCTTGATCCATTTCTTCATTAAAGAGTGGAGCCTGACGAAGCTTTTTTAACATGCTGGTATACTTCTGTTTAGAAATGAACCCTGCTTCCTTTGCAACTTTCAACTCCGCAAGTTCATGGGCAAGTGTTCCTTCCTCTGCATAGATTGAAGTTTCCTCTTCCATCGATTCTTCCAACCTGGGAGATTTGGTGCACACCATCCATCTATGTGCACCGGATGCGGAAAGCAATGCGTGTTTTGCCATTACAGTTCCTCCGCTTTCTTAAGTAACTCTGGATACTTTTCAGTAGGAACATCACTTAGTTTTTTTGCTCCCATTTCAGTGATAAGCGCTTTTACCTGCACCTGCTTGCCATCTTGTGACAAGGCCGCGAGCTTCGCTCTTACTTCCTCTAATGTCGGTAGCTTTTGTTCTGCAGATTGTGCGGGCTTCTTTTGTTCCTTCATTTCTTTCTGGCTGTTAACCAGCGGTGACGGATTTGATTGATTGCCTTCCAGCGCTAGCATCAATGTTTCAATGCTTTCAGCTAAATTTCGTAAATCTGTTACTACATCAAGCGTAAGTTTCGTTTTGCTCATTTGCTTTTATCTCCTATCTATAATTTTGACCTTTGATCTGGATAGGTGGATTTGAATCAGACGTTCATTCTTTTCCTTTTCCAAATACATGGGCTACCCCATATATATTTCGCTGAGTTTCATAGGCTCGAATCCTATAAACACACATTGACAAGATTAGTTGTTTTTCAGTTCCACTTGTGGAAAAATAAAAAGCTGTTCCAAAGGTTCTTCTGGAAATGCTTTAATTAATCCAGCAATGGTCTTCTTGCCTCCCACTCGATTACCATTAAGGAATCGGTTGGCTTCCGTTCTGGAAACTCCCATTCTCCTTGCCAGCTCTCCACCAGACCAATCATTCTCTCTCACCAAGTCTAGTACTCTATCACGGTTTGGTACCAATTGATTCACCCCTATCTTTTAAATAACCTATAAGTTCCACATTCATATAATAGCACCCTTAATTTACACTTACAACGAAAAGCACAGCATTTATAAAATTGTTGCGTTTAGGTTACACACGTTATATACTATAGTCAATAAAACTTTACTAAATCTATTAATAACGAAGGAGGCCTCTATGTGATGAAATCCCTGGGTGGATTTATAAAGGAGCGACGAGAGGCAAAAAACTGGTCAAAAAGGCGCTTGGCAACGGAGGCAGATATCAGCCATACGGAAGTACATCGTATTGAGAATGGGGAAAGGAAGAACCCATCAGTTCCAGTCCTTAATGCATTGGCAACAGCACTTGACGTACCTAATGAAGAACTTTTAAAAATTGCTGGATATATAACAGAGGAAAATGACGACATTCCTTTCATTGAACGGGTGTTTCCTACATTAAAAACAGAGAAACAACAACAGACCGTCCAAAAAATTGTGGATGGATTGGCACGGAATTCAGATTTGGAGGAAAAGGACTACGACGACTTGGTCGATCAGATGGAGATGTTTTTAGCCTATGCAAAGAACAAAAAGGATTCCCATTAA